GCCTCAACAGCGGCGGCGAGTGTGGGATATTCAATATAAGGCTCAATATCTGCCAGCCAGAATTCGCCGCCAACGGGAGAATAATCTCCCTCGAAGTTTTGAATCTGTATTTGATAGGTCATTTCAAATCCCCCGAATAAGTGAAACGAGCCGCAATCCTTCCGCGCGATATTTGCGTGCAAGCGCAATCTCGCCGCGTTGTGCCGCGCGCCTTGCGCTCTGCCATTCAGTAAGCGCCATATCTGCCAATTGCTGATTAGTCAGCGGGGGCTCTGCCAGATGTGCAATCCTGGATATTGTCATATTGAATTCCTTTCTATCCTCTGTCTAGCAGCCAAACCCTAACGATTCGTTAATGTCAGTCATTGACCCAATGCTCGGCGCTGATCAGCGCACCATCTTTTGACGGATAGGCGAGCACGCGCACCGCCTTGACGTCGCCCTGCCAGCCTTGAGCGCAGAAGTAGCGGCCTGACTTGCCAGATACTTTCGCCCATTTCCCGTTCTTGCGTAGTGTCCGTTCAAACATTTCGAATCACTCCTATTTGTTGATCATTGCATTAATATATGACGCCGCGTTCGGAATAATTCATGCCCGTGCATCCTTTACCGAGATTTTCCGCACTACGCACCCACTGTCGGCGATTTCCCAAATCAGATAGCGCAATGCAATCGCGTAGGGTCGACCGTTGACGCTGGAGAGATAATCCCGCGCTTCGGTATCCGTGCCGGTGATTTGGCGCATCAGGCGCCGCGCGGCTGCACGCTTGGACCTGTGCCGAGAAATCAGGACAGGTTTGTAAATATCCTGTCCGACCTCGCCTATTTCCAGACTGTAGGGCTCCAGATATACCGCAAATTTTGCCATTTTCGAATTCCTTTCCGTGTTGCCAGTCTCGTCTAGCAGCTAAACCCTAACAAATCGTTAACGCCGGCCCGATTGACATTGCATTATTATATGACGCAACGGAATATATCAAGCTTTAATATTCCGTTACGTAACATAGTTAACCTGGAATTCATAAAGGGGACCCGCCAAGGCCCGGAAAAAGAGGGGAGGGGATACCTTCGAGCCGGACGCGGCAGACCGGGCGGGGCCGCGATACGCAATACACCAATTTTCGCTACCCCGAACGCTACGTAACATTTGACAATTCCCATCCCCGGCTCCATACCTCCCGAACCATTAAGGAGAAATGACCATGACCAACGAATTCATAGGGCGTTTGAAAATCGAGAGGGACGAATTGCTCGATCGACATAACAAACTCCAAGCCTTCCTCCGCGAAGGAGTATTCCGCCTTCCACTCAACCAGCAATTCATGCTCAAGCTGCAAGCCGGGGCAATGCACCAATACCTCACCATATTGAACGCACGTCTCGATGACCTGCGCACCCGCGAACCGGCCCCTCCATCTGACGAACCAATCGTGATCGAGCAGAACACATTTGATATTGACAGGGATGGCCTCCCCGAGTAATCCAGATCTCGGGCCTCCCCTGGCTCTGAACCCAAACTTCCGGCCTCTGCCCCATAACGGGACAGGGGCCTTTCTTTTTCCTCTTGCAAGCATAAACGCACACCGTCATAAAGTGCCTGACTTTAACGGGAGAACGACAATGCCAGTAATAGGAAACACAGACCGGCTTTTGAGGGATGAATTGGCTCCTGCCAACGGCCGGGAAGAACCGCAGTCCATAAAAGACGATCTCGTGCAGCGCCTCTACGGTGTGGACACAACCTTGATCATCATCAACGAACGCCTTGGCTACCTTGCAGACCGCATCATGGGACACGAGCCCGAAACTGATACAGTCGTGTCCGCAAATACGACGAGCCAAATAGTCCCGCCAATGATCCACCAATTGAGCGACGGCATTACAACGCTCGAACGCCAAGCGGCGAAGATCGAGCAGACCATCAACCGCTTCAACGGACTAGTGTGATGACCGAGCAACGCAAATGGCCCGATAGCTGGCAATGGGTAGACGAGGAAGCAGCGGCGAAAGCGGTAGCAGACCCTCGGGGCCTGATCGAACGTATGTTCCGGTCCAACCTTTCGAGCGCTGACATTGGTGCACTCGTCGCCGTGCTCTCGACGAAAATAAAGCCATCAGAACGCGGGCCGACGAATGCCGAGATAATTGCGGAGGCTCGCAATAGCATAATTTGGGGCGGCGATGCCTATGAAAACTGCCAGAATGTTGCTCTCAAATGCCTCGAACTGCAAGCCGACATCTCTTGGTTCAAGCCAGAACCCGATCAAACGACGCTGTTGCTAAACGAACTGGCAAGCACAGTCGGCGGCTTCAATGCCAAATATTCTATCGTCAAACGTTATTTCGCAGAAGCCCTAGCCGTGCCCGACGACGTAGAGAAAGCCGCGCGCTGGATATTTGACAAATCCGGTGATTGGACCGATCTTGCAAAAGCGAACGCGCAAAAGCTCGCTGAATATGCACTTCGGGGGAAGCAATAATGGCACTTGCAGCAATCCACGGAACTGGCACCCGCATCATGCAATTGCGGGACAAATTGCGATCTCGGGAAAACACTCCTGGCTATGAGAAAAACTGCGAGGAGATCCGCGAGGAAATCAAGCGGCTTGAAACCTACACGGTGGGCAAACGAAAACGCACGGCCAGAAAGCAGGAAGCGCCATGAGCCACGCAATTACAATTCTCGACCTGATCAAAGCGTTCGCAATCCTGTGCGGGATCGTCATGATGGCAACCGGGATACTCGCCAACTTTGCGGCTGGTATGGCAAGCGCACCGTCACAAAACGACGGCAGGAAAGGATGCCTGTCATTCTTCATCGGCCTGTTTGTTGTTGCAGCCGTGATTTTCAGCTACAGCTAGCGCGTGGCATAAAGCATGTGACAGGACTTGAAAGATAAAACGATGGCCGAAAATACCCCTACGGTAGATTTCCTGATAAAGCTGCGAAAGATTGACAAGCAGGGCATGACCTTGCGCGACACTCTCTTGCTCTACATCGTGCTTGGCAACCCCGGCATGTCCGGATTGGATCTCGGCAAGGCTATCGGCTTCGGGCATCGCTCGTCGATCGATAGCAATATCCGGCGCATGATCCGTCTCGGGATGATTGAGGATCACAGGGAGCGCCACGCCCGAGCCATCCCCAACAACCTGCACGCAACCGAAGCCGGAAAGGCATTCTGGGAAAGTATCAAGCCGTGAGCGGGGAAATACTCGGGGGAGTGCGCAAGGCTTATGCCTCCAAGGGCGACGACGCAACGCTATCACGCTTCGTGAAGATCCCCGGCGCAAGGAAGCACCCCAACCGCCAGCCGCACCTGCCAGGAATGGAGACGGACTATATCAGGGAAGGGCGCACGCGCTATTCCAAATCCGTGAAGCCGGTTTCAGCCATGCGCAATCTGCTTGTCAGCGGCCACTCCAATATCAAGATTGGCCGCGACGTCCGGAAAGGAAAATTCCGTGGGTATTGGATTTATACACTGTCACTTGAAGAACGAAAAACGTGTCCTGCTTCATGCAAGCACTGGCAAACTTGCTATGGCAATAACATGCCCTTTGCCAAGCGAATTGACCATACCGATCCCGAATTCCTGCCAAGACTTGAAACCGAAATTGCGCGACTATGTAAAACCCACAAAAAAGGCGTCCTTATCCGGCTGCATGCTCTCGGAGATTTCTATTCCGTCCGGTATGTGGATTTTTGGGCCGTCATGCTGCGCAGGCATCCGACGCTCGCGATCTTTGGTTATACGGCACGGCAGCGCGATCCCGACATACCGCGCTTTGCCTGTATCCGGACGCAGATTGACATGCTCAATGAACGCAATCCAATCCGCTGCATGATCCGGTATTCCAACGGCGGTCTGCCAACCATGTCCACAATTTCGATCAAGGATGAAACGAGCAAGCACGACGGGGCATTCATCTGCCCCGAGCAATCAGGCAAGACACAGTGCTGTGCGACATGCGGCGCGTGTTGGGGCACAACCAAAAATGTCGCTTTCATGGAGCATTGAGAAATGAGGGCGACTGACGACGAAGCCGTTTTTCGGGACGCCTTCAACATGCTCTGTGGCAAGGAAATAGGCAGCGGGATCCATCGCACCGTTTTTGAATGCAAGATCCGGCCGGAACTCGTCGTTAAGGTTGAAAACGAGTGCTACCGCGAATTTGCCAATGTCAAAGAAATGGCTTTTTGGTGTGATCAGCAGCACTACAAAAAGGTTGCTGACTGGCTTGCACCATGTGAATTCTTGAGCCCTGATGGACGTATCTTGCTTCAAAAGCGTGCAGAGCCATTGGGCAGCAATGAGAAACTTCCAGTAACTGTGCCGTCCTGGATGACAGATATCAAGCGGGACAATTTTGGGAGGATTGACGGGAAACTCGTTTGCATAGATTATGCATTCACACTGCCTAACCCCAACATCAAACTGAAAAAGGCCAATTGGTGAGCGACGAAACCCGAACCGACATTACCCAACCGACGCGGGATCTTGCACGCCTGCCGATGATCTCGGCGGAAGCCTATCAGCACGTCGGCCGGTTCGCAGGCGCCCTCGTCATGTCCTGCTTTGAGCAAATCGGCGGCTTGCCGCGCATGGCAGCATGGGCCGACAGCAATCCAACCGATTTCTACACGAAGCTATTCCCCAAGATGATTTCGCGCTCGCAGCAAGTGGACGTCTCGGGCACGCTGACAATCGACGATGCGATTTCGCGGCTTGAGCACATGAACGCCATCGAAGGCGAATACACAGAAACCTACGATCTTTAGCAGCGAACGGAGAACTCGCTATGACAGACGGAACAAAATACGGGGATGCCGCTGGCATCGAAAAGCGCCTTGTCTATTGGCGTCGGCAATTGTCTTTGGACAAACGATATCCCTGGGTGGGATCAGGATTGCTCGAAGATCTCGTTTGCGCAGCAAAACTACTCGGGGGCGACGTATCGGAATTCGAACGGCCGGCCGATAATTTGGAGTTTGATCTATGAGCATCAACCGTGCCCGCAAGGAAGCTTCAAAACGGCTCGGGCTTGCCCTTGAGCAGCGCTACCGCAACTTGGTGCTCGCAAACCCCCATGATCAGGACGAAGTGGCCCAAGCGGCCGTCGATCTCGGCCAGTGCTTCAATGACAATATCGAATTTGTCATTTGGGTGCTGAAAACCTACGGCGGCTTGATCCCGCCCGCGCCGGAGCAACTGAAAAAAGATATGAGCGCACCGCGCCCGGCCCTGCCGCAGCTTCCTTCAACACTGACGAATTTGTTGAAATAATGGATCTGCAAGCGATAGCCAATGAATATCAGATTTCCGTCGATGAAGTGCGGACGCGTTGGCTATCGCTCTACGTTGCCCGGTGGAAATCGGACTTCAAGCGCTTCGCGCGCGACTGCATCCGGATCCGGACAAAATCAGGCGACCTTGAACCCTTGGTGCTCAATGCCGCGCAGATGATCTTGCACAACGCGGCCGAAAGCCAGCTTGAGGAACAGCAATGGGTGCGTATCGCCGGGCTCAAGGGAAGGCGGCAGGGCTTTTCGACCTATGTTGCGGCTCGGGGCTATTGGCGGGCGACACTCTGGGATCGACAGAAGATCTATATTCTCTCGCACGAAATGGCATCATCGAACGTGCTGTTCGAAATGACCGATCTCATGCAGCAGAAGCACCCCTTCCCGCCACAGGTCGGCACCGACAACGCCAAGGAACTGGAATTTGTCAAGCGGGGATCCTCCTATCAGGTTGCGACGGCCGGACAGAAGGCAGGCGGGCGCGGCGGCGCTGTCACCTACTTCCACGGCTCGGAAGCCGCATGGTGGACGAACGCGCCGGACCATTTCGCGGCATCGGTGCAGGGCGTGGATGAAGTGCGCGGCGTTTGGGGCGTGCTCTGGCGCGAGCCTGCCCGGCCGCTGCCTTTCGAGAAGGGCATAGGCGAGATTGTTGGATGGGTGAAAGCCCCGTCTGAAATCTGGCTGGAAACAACATCGGCAGGACCGAACGGGGAATTCTACAAGCGATATATGGACGCGTTGAAAGGCGTCGGGCGCTATCGAGCCGTCTTTGTGCCGTGGACCGCTTCGCCGGAATATTATGAACACGGTGATTTTACCCCGTTGCAGGAAGCAGAGGAAGAAGGCGAGCTATCGGAAGCCGAATATCAGGAGCTTCACGGCTTGAGCAACGGACAGATGCTTTGGCGTCGGTCGAAGATCCACGAGCTTGGTTCGATGGGCAAGTTTCGCCAGGAATATCCTATCGACGTCACGGAAGCCTTTGCGTCGGCTGATATCGAAGGCGTGTTTATCAAGCCTGCCTTGGTGCTGCGTGCTCGCAAGCGTGTGATGGACGATCCCGACGCGCCCTTGATCATCGGCGTGGATCCGGCCGGTAGTGGCGGCGACCGTTTTGCAGTCGCGTTCCGGCGCGGCGACAAGATCACAAAAGTCATCCACCGCAACAAACTTGAGCATGACGAAGCGGTAGCATGGCTTTCCCGGATTATTGACGAGTATGAGCCCAACCGCATGTGCGTTGATCGCGGATCGATGGGCCAGAATATTGTTTCCGCGCTGCGCAACCTGAACCCAAAATATGCGCAAATCGTGAAAGGCGTCGATTTCGGCGGCACGTCACGCTTCAAGCAGGCCACACCGAAAAGGGCAGGCCCGTGGAACAAGCGCGCGGAAATGTATGGGGATTTCAAGCAGTGGATTATCGAAGGCGGATCAATTCCCGACGATGACGATCTTGCATCGGATATCAGCGGACCCAAGGAAAAATTCCGGGCGAATAATGATTGGCTGCTTGAGAGCAAAACCGAAATGAAGGCCCGTGGACTGCGTTCCTCTGATCTTTCAGATGCTTGCGTGCTGACTTTTGCAACCCGTGAATGGTTTGATAGCTGGAAAAAGCCCGAAAAGCCCAAAAATTTCGCCTCTGGCGAAGCGATGGGAGAAATGATAGGACACAATGGCGGTCCTCCGATTGAGGACGATTGGAGCTACAGCGGCAGCACGGGCTGGATGGGCTGATTACAGGAGTTTTGGGGCATGGCGGGCATTCGGGACAATATTGCGAGCGAGGACCGCGAAATTCCGCGTAATCGTAAGAGAACATTGGCAGGCTTCGACAGCGAAGATGCTTTTCTCGATGACATGCGCGCCAAATATGAATGGGGCTACGGCTTTAACGAGCACAATATCTTGGCAGGCAAGGATGACGCAAAATTTGCCGTGGGCAACCAGTGGGATCCCGTCGTTGAGCAGCGCCGCAAGGATCTCCGCAAGCCGGTCCTGACATTCAACCGCCTGATCGCGTTCGTCGCCCAAATTCTCGGCAACCGCCTTATGAACGAGACGGAAATCCGCGTCTATCCGGACAAGGCAGGCACCAAGGAGATCGCAGAGATCCGCGAAGGGCTCATTCGATCGATCTTCAAGAATTCGCATGCTGACTTTGCCCGCGACGAAGCCAGCAAGTATCAGGTTGTGGGCGGCGAAGGTGCCTATACGCTCTCGATAGATTACACGAGCGATGATGTTTTTGAGCAAGAAATCAAGCTGGCGGCGATCACGGATCCTTATTCAGCCGTGTTTGATCCGCTCGGGATCGAGCCGTCCGGCCGGGATTGCCAATGGGCTTTTGTGGGCGACGATATCCCGCAGCAAGAATTCAAAAAACGCTGGCCTTGGGCGGCAGAAGTATCATTCCTGAATGAAAAGCGCTGGAACCAAAGCGGCTTCTGGATCTCGGAAGATACCGTGCGAATTGTGTCCTATTGGCGCATGGTGACAGAAGGCACGAAAGTGCTTGCGCTCTATCAGGACGGCACGGTGCATGACGTCACCGACATGGAGGAATACGAGTATGCGCCTTTCGTGGAAACGCGTGCTGATGGATCTCTCTATACCCGTGAGGTGCCCAAACGATTTGCCCGGCTATACATTTGTTCCGGCAATGCCATTCTCGAAGGGCCATATGATTACCCGATTTCGTCTCTGCCGGTTTATCGTGTCCCAGGATGGGAACTGAATGACGGCGAAAAGATCCACCGTTGGGGCCTGATCCGGTTCCTCAAGGATCCGCAACGTCTGCACAACTATTGGCGCTCGACTGTCGCGGAACAGCTTGTCGCGGCTCCCCGCAACAAATGGCTGACGACGCCGGACGCGATCAAGGGACATGAGCCAAAATGGCGGCGGGCACCGTCTAGCGACGATCCTTTCCTCTATTACAACGACGGAGAAAATCCGCCTGTCCATATCCCGCCACCGGGGATTGACGCGGCGCTCGTCAACGAAGCAGGCATGGCGACCCAGGATCTCAAGGATATATCGAATATCCATGAAGCAGCCTTGGGCATGCCGTCGAACGAAGTTTCCAAGGTTGCGATCCAGCAGCGGCAGATGGTTTCCGACGTGGGAACATTCATCTATACCGACAGGTCAAAAATCGCGGACACGCGCTGCGCGGAAAATATCAACGAGCTTATTCCGTATATCTATGACACACAGCGGATCGTCACGATTATTGGGCGTGATGACAAGATGCTCCTGCAAAAAATCAACGATCCGAGCGATCCGAATTCCGATGTGACGATGGGCAAATATGGGGTGACTGTCTCCGTTGGCCCGGCTACCGAAACCAAGCGTGCGCTTGCGAACGAGCAGATGATGGCCTTTGTCAACGCTGCACCGCAGACGGCCGCGAGTGTCATGGATCTTATCGCAGAAGCACAGGATTGGCCGAAGTCCGGCGAATTTGCACGGCGCTTCAAGATGCAACTGCCTCCGGGCATGGTTCCGGAAGATGAAATGACGCCGGAAATGCAGCAGATGCAGGCAGCTAACCAGCAAATGCAGCAGATGCAGCAAGAGCTTGCGCAGGCCCAAGCACAGGCAACGATTGCCGATTTGAGTGCGAAGGCCAAGAATAACGAAGCCCGCGCAAATCTGGCATTGGCACAGGCGTATAAGGCCGTGCTCGATGCGCAGAGCCGCAAATCGGACGTCGAAGGAAAGAACGACGAACGGCTGACAAATGCCGACAATGTTGAGTTTGATCAGGTGATGAAAACACTCGATCAACACAATAGCCTAGCGCACGAAGATCGGGATTTCGACTTGCGCGATATGGAATTTCAATCCCGGAAAAATGGAGAACAAGAAAATGACAATGACGACTAGAACAAGGCTGATCATGACGACAGCGGAACGGGCTGTAGGGCGTTATTTGCGTGCGCCTGATCATCCACAGGATGCCGAATTTGCCGCGTTTGAAACGTCCGGCGAAGTCGAAGTGGGCGAAAGCAATCTTGCTGGCGAAAAGGCAAAGGAAACGCCTGCCATTGAGGAAAAGCAGGAAGAAAAGCCCACCGAAGAAAACCAGGACGAAGGCGGGGAAGATGAAGGTGAGGAAGGCGAAAAAGAGCCCAAAACGCCCAAGGATCCCAAGGAAAGCCAGATTAACCGATTGAAGCGGGAAAAGGCTGAATTGGCTCGTCAATTGCGCCAAATTCAAGCGGCTCCGGCACCGGATTTGGCTGCACGTCTGGAAAATTTAGAAAAGCTCTTGCAAGGCGGAAAATCCGGTGTTAATTCTGACACTGGAAATGCAGCGCCGGATCCTACCGACACTGACAAATATCCACTCGGGCACCTCGATGACCGTTACATTGAGGATAAGCTGGAATGGCTCGCTGATCAAAAGGCGACCAAGCAAGCTGAAACGGTCCTGCAACGTGAGCAGGAAAGAGATAGCCAGCAAGCGGCCCAACGGCAGCAGCAGGAACTTCTCACAAAGGTTGACAATCTCGCAACCAAAGGCACCGAGCTTTTCGAAGATTTTCAGGAAAGCGTTGTCGAAGCTGGAATGCGGGGCGATTGGGATCTTTCCCAACCAACCTTTGAGGCAGCGCACGATGCCGACAATGGCGCGCAAATCCTCTACGATCTGGCCCAAGATAAGGCCGAAGCCTCCCGAGTGGCGAAGCTCTCCCCTTATCAGCAGCTAAAATACGTAGCGGAGCGTGACGCGGAGATCAGCAAGGCCAAGAGCGGCCGGAAGATCCCGAAGGCAGGCGATCCGCCGACACATACAGCGCGAGGGGCCAATTCCCGGACGCAGATTAGCGGGGCTACCGATAATCTCGATGATTTCGAGAAGGCTTGGGAAGCAGACGCGAAACGAGGTAGGTAATTCGTGGTATCGGGATAGTCCGATCCACTTTTCAAGGAAGGGACTATCCCGATGGGCACGGTAACTGTTGAACAACAGAAATTGGTTCTCAACGCCTTTGCGATGGTGTTGCAGAATAATCTTGTCAGCGCCGAATGCGTGACGTGGAACGAATATGATGGGGAAATGGACGACCGCAACGGTCTCCAAATTCTCGAACAAGTCACGCCGCGCTATAACATCACGCGCACGACCAATGGCGTCAAGGATCTCTCTGCGGGCACTGACGGCACTGTTTTTGGTTCCGAACTGTTCACGGTAGACGGCACGTTCAACGCCAACATGGGATGGGGCGATTTCGTCAAGATCAAGTCGATTGGTGACGCACGCGAAAGCAAGGCACTCCTGGGTGCGGCGACTTCGATGGCGGAAAAGATCGACGCCTATATCTTGCAGACTGCCGCGCTGGCATCGGCCGATTGGGTCGGCAACGCAGGCGCGGGCAACGCGATCAGCAATTGGGTGGACGCCGTTGCAGGCTATACCCGGTTGAAGGAAAATGGCGTAGGCGACGATAATCTTGCCTATGTCATGAATTACTTCGACATGCAGAACCTTGGTGATCAGATTGTGAAGCTGCCTGCACCCGATAGCATGTCCACTTCGACCTATCGGCAGGGCTTCTCGGGCCAAATCAATGGCGTCCGCACCCTGTTTACCAACCAGCTTCCAACCTTCACGGTCGGAACGCGTGTTGCGACCAACTGCTTGGTCAACGGTGCCAATCAGAACGTCAACTACTCGGCTGTTGCCAAGGCTGGCACAGTCAACGGCCGTCGCCTGACACAGAACCTTATCTGCGACGGTGTGGCTGCGGGTGCGACGATTAAGGCAGGTGAAGTTTTCACCGTCACGGGCTCGAACGCCTTTGACAACCGCAAGCAGGCCGCAGTCACTCCTGCACGCTTGCAGCAGTATACGGTTGTTGCAGATGCCACGGCAGACGGCGCGGGTAATATCACGCTCGTGATTTTCCCTGCCATGATCGTTCCGGGATCGGGCGCTGGCGATGATATCAACATCAACCAGGCTCACGCGACTGTGACTGCGGCTCCGGCCGACAATGCACAGCTTACGTTCCTTGGAGCAGCCAGCGCAACGCTTTCACCGCGCATGATTCTCCAAAAGGAATCAATCGTGGTCAACACGGTTCCGCTGATCCTTCCGGCTTCGGATACGTCGATGCGTCGTCGCCTTTCGAAGATCCCGCTGACTGTCCGCATGTGGCAGCACAGCAAATTCGATACGGGCGAACACAAGGTGCGCTTCGACGTCGCTATGAACGCGAATATTCGTGAACGTAGGCGGATCGCACGCATCAACGGCGCTTAATTTATTGGGCGCACTTCGCTTGTTCTCCGGCGAAGGTTGATAGGCCCCGATCACTCCCGTTGTGGTCGGGGCCTTTATTCCAAGGGCAAGGATCCTGAAAATGTCACTCGTCAAACAATATTACAGACCGCAAGCGATGGGCGTCGGGAAGAGCTACATGGTCAACGGCACCCATATAGCCGGGTTTCTTCCCACTGTTACGGGCACGATGACAATTACCGACGTGGATGGCACGGTGCATGTCAGTGCGCTTCCGGTGACTGCGGGCGTCTACGTTCAAATTCCCTTGCTGTTCAACACACCAATGGGCGGGACCGTGGCATTGACAACGGCCGCTGGCACGCTGTTCATTTAAGAGGATAGGCAAATGGCTGCTTCTGACACGACCACACTTTCTTCGCGCATAAGCAGCCGTCGCTCTTTTTCGGATGCGCCAATTTCTCTCCCGGCTCCGTGGGTGACGGCATGGCGGCTTGCTGAATTCACGCCGGACGTCCATTATTATGGAGATCCGCGCGCTCCACGGGGCGGCGTCGGGCTCACGCCAGAAGAACTTTTTGATAAGTTTTCGGTGGCGCGTAAATCGCCGCTTGCGACGTTCTACGTGAATGTCGGCACAGGCGCGGACGGGAACAACGGGCTCACGCCTGGCACCGCCAAGAAAACGATTGGCGCGGCGATTGTCGCGGCGAACACGGCTGCGGTGGCATCACAAATCATTATTGCGGCTGGCGACTATAACCGGGCTAACGGCTTTCATCAGGGCGGCACAGGTGCGCCTGCCGTCGATATTGCTTTCATCGCCAGTGGCTTGGTGACGACAGGCACTTGGGATGACTATGCAACGCCATCAGCCGACGCGACATTCACCAATACCTATTCTTTTGCACTTGCGAACGCCAACCGCGTCATTGACCTGACACAGATTGATCGCTTTGGAAACTATGTAGAATTGACACCAGTTTCTACTCCGGCGATTTGCAACCGCACACCTAATTCATGGGTGATTTTCGCTGGCATGATTTATCTAAACCGTGCTGACGGCGCACAGCCAACGCAGGCAACGACGCGGATTTTCCGTGCAAACGTCGATAATATGCGCGTGACAAATCCGGTGAATATTTTCCTCGGGATCGCGGACAATAATTCACTTTGGGATTTCCAAGGCGGGCAAGTCGGGTGCGTGCGATATAACCCGACAGTCAAGCCGGGCGTGAACAAGGCTTTCATCGTGCGACGGGCCAATTTCCGCTATGGTGGCGGATCGACCAACACGGCGGGTAACGGCGTGGCTGTGGACAGCATTCACGGCATCGCCGCGTTCTACCATTGCCAAGCCGACGCGAATTGGTCCGATGGCTTCAACTTCAAGAATGCTCTGACGCCTTCAACGCGCGGCTACTGTATGACAGTGAATTGTGGAGCCGATGATAACGGGCGAGGAGCTTCACAGTCAAACAATGGTTGGACGAGCCACAATGACGTGACCGGCCTGGACGTCTGCGGGATCTATGAAGGCAATCGCGGCGGCACATATCGATCGATTGATACCACAATTTCATGGGCGGTGAGCCCGGTTGTCAAGGATGATTTCGGAGATCTTTGGGCCGGTGGCACAATTCAGCCGACAATGTTTCGTGCAGACAACAGCGCCCGTGTGTATGTCACGGATCCGATGCTCGATATCAAGGGCACAGGCTACCGTTTCTATGCAGCGACAGGCGCTTATATCGCATCGAACAATGCAATCCCGTCGCGCTTCACCGATTATGCCGGTGGAACAATCGACACATTCTAAGAAGGAGAAAGTCAATGTCAGAATTTCAAGCATGGCCTTCATGGCGCTATGGCCCCAACGGCGAAAGCGTGCTTTGTGAAAACGAAGCCGAAGTGCCCAAAGGTTTCAAGGATCATCCGGCTGCATTCGACAAGCCGGAAAAGGCTAAAAGCCGAAAAGGCTGACAAGGCAGCGGAGGAAACCAAACCTGCGGAAGCTCCTGCCGTTGACGCGTCCGGCGCACCGTTCGATCCTGCACTGCATGCTGCAACGCGCACCTTGACCAGTGCGGGCCTGTGGCGCATGAAAGTCGGCGTGAAGCGTCCGGCAGCACCGGCTGCGCCAAATCTCGATTTGTAATTATGGGGTGGTTCCGTGGCCGTATTGATTTCATCAATTATCACGGATGCTTTCCGAGAGGCTAATATTCTGCCTCTCGGAAAAGCGCCCACGGCTCTACAGTCCACGGAAGCGCTTCGGCTTTTCAACGCAATCATCACAGCCATCTATGGCGGTGACGCAGGCGAAGAATTGGGCGATTGGCCTTTGGGCACATACGGCCGCGAAAGCATGGCCGATCCGATCAGTTTCACGCCTGATCAAATTCAGCGCCCGACGATCAACCGGCGCCTGATTGCAGTAAACACAACGGCATTAACGGTTTATCTGACTGTGTGGCCCCAGGACGGCGCTCGCATGGGGATCGCGGATCCTTTCGGCCGTCTTGCAGCCTTTCCGGTGACGCTCGATGCCAATGGTCGGACAATTGAAGGTGCTGCAACCAAATTGCTCAATGTGAACGGCACATTTCAGGAATGGTTTTATCGTGCGGATCTCGGGCAATGGGTGAAGCTGTCAACATTGGTCGATACCGATCCGCTGCCGTTCCCGGACGAATTTGAATCATTCTTCATCCTCATGTTGGCGCTGCGGCTTAACCCGCGTTACGGCCGTTCAATGGATGAACAAAGCGCTGCGATCATGAAGCAGGGACGCACCAGCTTTGTCGCGCGCTATCTGCAATCCATGCCGCTGGAAATTGACGACAGCATTTCATGGCCTTTCATGAGCACGCAAAGCTACGATCAGCAGCGGCAATTTTCCTCGTCGCAGGGATTTGATCGCGGCAGTTATTGGGGGAGATAGGCATGGCCGATATC